TCTTCCTGTTATCTGGTTGTTGAGATATACCTGAAAGGAGATTAGGAATAGACTGGGAAAGTGTGCTCATTGCCTGAAGAGTGCTCGATAAGGTTGATAGCTGGTGTAATAGTTTTGTCCATCAGGGTGACCAAACATTGAGTAGTCACCTTGTTGACACTCATGATCAACAAGCGCAGCACGTGTCATTTGCTCCTGCTCTTGTAGCAGAACGTTCAGCTCTTTGTCACCAACCATCTTGGTTGCACACATACGTGCAGCCTTAGCGGTGATGTAAGCCTGTGCAGCTGGTGGTAGTTGTTGGAAGTCGAAGTACCAAAGAATGTCAGCTTGGATATCTTCGTCAAAGATGTCACTATGGTGATACGTGCAGTAGACAAAACCTTCACGCCTCACCAGGTTGTAGTGATCTTGGTGGTAGCTATTGTTAGAATCAATAGCCAACATGTTAAATGGATATGCAATCTTATTTGTTACAACGTCACGCTCTAGCTTGTAGTCACGTTCAGTGTTAAAAGTCCAACCTTCCAGTTGTACTTGACGACTGACTTCACGGATAGTATTGACTACAATTGCAACTTCAGGATTTTGCAGATCCAGAGTGGTGACAGGAGCCTGTCCCACACTGCTAAGTATTTGATTTACAGCATCCAGTTCGGTGGACACAGCATATGTAGGAAAGGCCATATCGTATAGATAAAAAAAAGGGACTCCGAAGAGTCCCCGTGTATAAAAATCAGAATGCGGAAGGAGCAGAAGCACCGACATACAGCTCAACGGCTGCAGCAGGGTTCAGGTAATCAGCACCCATGGCCAGACGGCCCAGGATCACATCACCTTGGTAGATGACAGAAACGTCGCCACTGGTGACTTGCACCTGAGGAGCGATAGCTTCGACACAACCAGCAGCTTCCTTCTGGAAGATCAGACCGCAGGACTTAGAGCCCAGCTCAGCAGCGGTACCGTAGTCGTTGTTGACACCGGTAGTAGCATCGCTTGCATCTTCAGCGGTCACACCAACAAAGTCGCCAGTGTTAGTGGGAGAGGTGACACCAGTGGTGCCGCCGTAAGCAGTACCATACTTACCCAGGAACGGAATGTTCCTGGACTTGTAGATCTTGATACCGGCAATCTCAACGATGCCGTTACCACGCTGACGAGAAGTACCTTGCTCGTCACGGTTCACCAGACCATTGTCACCGACCTGTTGGATCAAGGTGTAATACTGGCGAGGGTTCAGAACACCCACACGACCGTCTTGGCTAACGCCCTTTTCATCCAATGCAGCAGCTGCATCGTAGAAAGCGTCAATCAAACCAGTAGCGCTGTAAGCATCAGAGTCGTTGGTAGTAGCACCAACGCGGATCTGAGTACCACCGGGCTCTTCAAAGTTGGTCATAGAGACAGGGCTAGCCTTACGTGCGCCACGGGTGACGGCACGGAAGATGTAGCGGTCATACTTTTCAGCAAGAGCATAGCCGATCTTGCGGCTGATTTCAGAGCGCAGATCATAATGTGACAAAACTTCATCCAGCTCATAAACGAAAGCGCTGGAGATAAGGAGATCATCGCAGGTGATGGTCTTCTCAGCCACAGGAGGTGCACTCTGGTCGTTACCGAGAATGCTTTGACCAGGAGTATGGAACTCGCTGGTGGTGCGACCCGTATAGATGAACTGCAAAGACTTGCCGTTCTTCAGGGTACGCTTCATAACAAGATCACGAGCGATCGTGTTGTTCTGGAAGCCCTTGAACATTTCACCAGAGAAGAGCTTCAGGTACAGGGCGCGTGCGTCTGCGCCACCGTTATCAGAACCCGGGCGCGTAAGCTGCGCGGGGTTCACGTTCGACTGGTGATCGAACGATCCAGGATATGCCATTGATAGAGAGAGTTAATGTTTACTTGCTCTCCAAACGTTTGGAAATTTTTTATTCAAAAATGTTGTGGTCTGTCCCACCGTCTAGACGGCAAAGGGTATCCGCGTACGGGCCAATGCCAATGAAGGGAGAGTCCGACTCTGAGGTGCTCTCCCAACTATTCAATTCTTAGGGTGATTGTAGCGCTCGTCGTTAGCCTTGTCTACAGGAGTAGGCTGCGGATCGTGCTTTACAGGCTTAGCCTTTGCACCACCTTTGGATTGTTGTGCCATTTTATTTAGCAGATTGTTTGAGATAAGTAACGCCGCGATACTTCAGCTTGGACTGCTTAACAGCAGCTTGTTGCTCTTTGACGCGAGCTTGCAGTTCAACGTTAGGCATTGAAATACTCCGAAGTACCACACCCCCGTTCCATGGTGTGGCGTCATGCGTCCTGCTGAAACGTCTCTTCTAGAACACATTTGTACAAAAGATTTTTTAAATACAAAAGTTCTTGTTGTTCAAATGCATCACCACCGCTCCAATTTTTGTGATGAAAGTCTACAGACTTATAAATCAATTTGAGAGCTTCGGGTGTTAGATCTAGTTGATAGATATGTTCCATAAGGATGAACGTACGTTACTTAGAAGGAATACTTTACACCAGCTTTGGTGCCATAGTCGTTGGTGTCTTCGTTAAAACTAGCGGAGAGTTCGCCATACACTTTGAGGTGATCGTTTGCTTTCACACTGAAGCCAACCTTACCGGCGGGAACAGTGTCAGACTCACCACCATCAACAGTGGTCACACTAGGACCACCTTCAATGAAGTAATCAAGAGTACCCACAGAGTCTTCATAACCCACAAACATGTCGGTTGAAGTCTTGGAGTAGTCAGTACCTGCATAGCTAGAAGAAGCTTCCAGGTTTACATAAACACCAGCAAAAGCAGGTGCAGCAAAAGAGGCCACCACGAGGGTGGAAAGGGCGATTTTGTTGATCATTAAAGTTAAGTGTTTTTGTATTAGCCGATTGCAGGTGCAGTCAGTGCGACAGGTGCGCTTTCTGCTGCAGCCAAATCGAGTGGAAAGTTGTGAGCATTACGCTCGTGCATGACTTCCATACCAAGACCAGCTCGGTTGAGGATGTCAGCCCAGGTGTTGATGACTCTACCATCCGCAGCCTGGATCGATTGATTAAAGTTAAAGCCGTTCAAGTTGAACGCCATAGTGCTTACGCCGAGTGCAGTAAACCAGATACCCACCACAGGCCAAGCAGCCAAGAAGAAGTGAAGACTACGTGAGTTATTAAAAGACGCATACTGAAAGATCAAACGTCCGAAGTAGCCGTGTGCAGCCACGATGTTGTAGGTCTCTTCCTCTTGACCAAACTTGTAACCATAGTTTTGAGATACATCTTCAGTAGTCTCTCGAACGAGCGACGACGTAACCAACGAACCGTGCATTGCACTAAACAAGGAACCCCCAAAGACACCTGCGACTCCAAGCATGTGGAACGGGTGCATGAGGATGTTGTGTTCTGCTTGGAAGACAAGCATATAGTTAAAAGTACCGGAGATACCGAGCGGCATACCGTCACTGAAAGAACCTTGACCGAAAGGATAGACAAGGAACACTGCAGTGGCAGCAGCGACAGGTGCAGAGTAAGCGACAAAGATCCAGGGCCTCATTCCGAGTCGATAACTAAGTTCCCATTCGCGTCCCATGTAAGCGAAGACACCGATAAGGAAGTGGAAGACCACAAGTTGGTAGGGTCCTCCGTTGTAGAGCCATTCGTCGAGACTGGCTGCTTCCCAGATGGAGTAGAGATGTAGTCCGATTGCGTTGGAGCTGGGTACGACTGCTCCGGAGATGATGTTGTTTCCATAGAGAAGTGATCCAGCAACCGGCTCACGGATGCCATCAATATCAACAGGTGGTGCTGCAATAAATGCAACGATAAAACAAGTGGTAGCTGCCAGTAGACAAGGAATCATGAGGACACCGAAGTGTCCCACATAAAGCCGGTTCTCAGTGCTGCTAACCCACTGGAGGTAGCGGTCCCACAAAGAGGACTGCTTCTGAAGTGCGATAGTAGCTGTCATTGTTTACTTAATTTTTAGATTACGTTTTGCAGTCTTAGCTGCACGTTTGAAGTTTGCTGCCGAGGGAGCACCTTTGGCTCCAGGCTTCCGCATTTTTTCACCACTGCCCGCAGCGATACGCTTGCGCTTGGCGTGGATGTTAGCATAGAGTCCAGGTTTAGCCATAACGTCTCTTAGTTTTGCGTTGGGCTTTTTTAAAGAAGGGCGTGTCTAGAGGACCAGTCCGTTTCATGAATGTATCTTTTTCATTAGGATTGTCCGTTGACTTACCCTTGTCATAGATTTTTTTACCTTTCATCGCATCACGATGTCCGGGTCCAATATCCATGAATTGGGAGATCTTCAGATCTTTTTTCTTTTTGTTTTTAGCTTGCATCAGCATTTCCATTTACGAAGTGCCAGTGCCTTCCGTGTAGGCCGTCCCTTCTCATCTTTCATAGGTCCTTTGTTACCAGACATACGAGCACAGAACGAACGTTTACGAGGCCCACCTTCA